CATTATTTTTAAATAAAATGGAGACCGTAGAAAAATCACAGGTTTTTAAATGCTCGTCTATGGCGTCTACTTCTTCCGGCGTGGTGTTGATGAACTTCATTTGTTTCTTAATTACCCCTTGGGTGTAGTCCGAGTAGGAGATGATGGGGATGCTCCAAAAGGTAGGGACCAAGTCAATGGATTGGTTCAAAAAGGAGATGATGGTGTTGGTAGACACGTACAAGGAGGTGGGTGTGGGGGCGGTCCCGCTCTTCAAGACTTCTAAGGAATGTGAGGGTTTATCCTCCAGAAAGGACAACCATTCGTCATCCAAATTCATGTGTTACTGAAATGAAATGTATGGCTTTATATCAATTTATTCATGATATAAGAAATAAATTGGTCGTTGGAGACAGGACTATGAATTAATACGGACATTTTATCCATATCTAATGGATATTTAAGGGAAACGTAAAATAAAAAATCTTTTAATAAATGTTTGATATCCATGTTGTACGTGTGACTTAAGGCGTAGACTTGTTGAAAAATGGTAGCTTTATTTTCTTTGTTGATAAAAATGTCATATAAAGTATCCATGTCCTTTTCTTGAATGCACGTGCCTCTATGGTGATGGTTTAATTGTATGTAGTTAATCATACTTCGTAAGTCAGACCCGTACTGTTTTTGAATGATGTGTAAATGTTCGTCCATGTACTCTAATTTTTCAGACACCACAATGTGTTTTAGAAAATTAAAAATGTCTGTCGGTGGCAAATGGTTGAATTTGATTTTGATGAAAAGACTTTGCAACGACGTGTCTATTTTGCTAATGTAATTACAAATGAGGCACACCGTGACGTCGCTGTTCGTTTGAAGAAGGTAACTCAGAGATTGTTGAGCCGATTTTGTCATGGAATCAATTTCATCTAGGACGATGAACTTTTTACCATGTTTAAACATGGGTTTAGACTGCATAAAGGTGGAGATTTGTAACCGGATGGTGTCAATCCCGCGGTCATCGGATGAGTTCAAATGAATCATCAACCCGCTGTTTAATTCACCGTGAGTTTGTTGGTAATGTTTGATTAAATTAATGATGGTGGTCGTTTTTCCAGTTCCAGGAGGTCCGTAGAACAACATATTAGGAATATAGGAGGTCATGACATGTTTAAAAAACAATTTATTTTCTTCATCTAGCACAATGTTTGAAAAATCTTGAGGTCTATATTTTTCAACAAATGGAATATCCATGATAATATATTTAGGACTATCTTTAATAAAATATTGTTATAGTGTATGGGAAAAAGTAGAGTGATGGGTGCTGGATTTGCCGGTTCAAATAACGTGAACGCCAAGTCAGGTGGCGGAAGCAAAAAGCAAGGGTTGGTATCCACGACGGCGTTCGGGAACCGCAACGTTCGGCATGTGCGAACCAAGGGTTTAGGAGTTACTCCGGACCGTTTCAAGATTTATTTCGTGAACCAATTAAGTGGTGTCGGGCGGGGACACAGCACGTTCAACGTACCGGGTTCGTTCACGAACATCCATGGTTCATTTGGTCCGCGATAAATATTATTGGTATAGTATATGAGCGGATTCGTTGAAGAAACAAAAACAGAAACCGCGGTTAATGATTTGATAGCCAGATTAAAAGGTCAAGGCAAACTTCCAACAACAGGAGACGGACTTGAACGGTTTGAACGCGTGTTTGAAGAGGTTAGTGCAAATATATTAAATAAAGTAAGACAAGAAGTACCAAGAGCAGAAGGAAAAGAAGCAACAATAGAAGGAGGCGTAGAAGAAGCAAAAGGAGAAGGAGCAAAAGGAGAAGGAGCAAAAGGAGAAGGAGCAGGAGGAGAAGGAGCAGGAGGAGAAGCAAGAGGAGGTAGAAGAAAGGTAAGTCTACGAAAACGAAAACGAAAAAATAAAAGCATGAGGCGTCAAAGCAGACGTTAGTCCACTTGAAAATTAATGGGGTATACTATGAATACCACATTAATTTATGTTGTCTTTTTGATCGTCATGTTTTATAAGTTCATACAAGATAAATTAAGGAATCCATTACATCCATCTAGTTCTACGAATTTTGATAATTTAAAGCTATATATATATGACGACGTGTAGTTTACAAACGTGTGAAATCATGTCAAAAGAAACGAACATCCATACCCTATTGTGTTATTACAACGCATTAATTCAGAAATTGAATACCACCGATGACGAAGAGGACCATGAATGTTTAGCAGACCTGGCATCCCAAATCAACGCGTCCCTCCAGAATAACCTTCATGAATTATCCATTCCGGATTGTCGGCCAATCAAAACGACCGACATTAACACGGAATTGAACGAGTTATTATCTACCAAACAAGAAGATGACGCGGTTGTCATTAAGAACATGTACCAATCTAACGCGATGATTTGGATCATTCTATTTTTTATTTTGTTAACCCTATACATTTTAATATAATCCATTGTTATATAAGATGAGTTATTTAGTTGACATTTCAGAAAATTATTACAATCGTAAAGCGTACGCGAACCAAAACATTTATTCTACGAAAGATGATGCGTACGCTTATGTCAATTCTAAAGGCGTCATCAAACAATATGATGAGATGGCCGATTATACTGCCACGTACGGAAAAAATGGTTGTGGTTCTTCTAAAATTACCGTCACGTCCCAATTGTCTAATTTATCATTACCCATTGGAAAAGACATGTATTCCGGACAAACGTGTGGAAATGAGAACACCTATGTCGCTTATGATTTTCCTGCCCGAAAATCCGACGTCAGCAATACCTGGTTAACGGGAACTACCCAGAGAGCCGCGGGGACCCTTCCGTACTCGTCCCTCTTGTCCGACATGACTACCGTAGGTAAAGCGGGGTACATTGACATGGATACGCGGTTCCATTCCATTACCCCTACGTTTCTTGACACGTACGGGTCCGCCACCTCTTCGTACATTACCGGTACCGCGTCCAACATGACAAGTTGCAAGGCCTCATCTACCTCCATGAAATACGGAGAAAAGATTACCCTCTTGTACGGTACCGGTTATTTACAAAAAAATACGAGTGACAATTTAGTCATCGGTACGACTCCTACAGAAATGTATATTTTACCGTCCAGCAGTTTACAGACGTTAGGAAGTGATGTCAAGTACGGTGATTCCGTGTACTTGTCCGTCACCGACTCCATTACCACCTGTGGAACGAGTTGTAGTATTGGAGGCGTCACGTACTCTAACGAATTTAAATTGGGTGATTCTCTTTATAAAAATGCGATGAAAATCACGTCGGCCAATACGGTAGACACGACCGGTTCTGCCGCCATTGTAGCAGGAACGTCCATCAAGTACACGGAACCCATTTATTTAGATGCGATCGTCTACACCCACCGAATGGTAGAGGGAGACATTTTGGATAACCATAGTAATGGATTAAAAAGTAAAACGGAGAATTCCAACACGGCCTATTTAACGTACGAAAGCGGAAAGATCAAGGTGAAGATCAACAGTGGAACGTCCACTACCCTGAATAGTGACGCACCGTCTATTGTCGGCGGCTCCATGATTTTTAAGGGAGGGAAGATACAAATTAGGAACGAATCCGGAACGGACATGAATACGCCCTACCCCAGTGGAACCATTACTTTTTCAGGCAATACACCTTATCAATTATATTTATCGTCCAGTGGATTAGTCGTGGTGGTAGATGCCAACAACAGCATACAATGGAGAAGTGATACTACCTTGACGGCAGACACTGCGTACAATGGTTATTTGGTGTACGGAAAAATCGCAGACAGTAAATTATCGTTTGGTACGTCAGCATCTACCGCATCTACCAGCGTGTTTAAATTTTCAAAACTAGCGTACGGAACGTCCAACACGTGTGACGTGGAAAGTTTAAAAAAACAGTGTGTGGATGTAAGTGGTTGTGCTGGAATTATTCATTCTTCCACGGACAGTACATGGATGAAAATGATGACTACGAATCTATCTACAGATTATGAAGTCTCCAAGGTGAACGATACCAATGTCTACCTAAGAAACATGAAGCCTGGAGTAAAAGATAAGTCTTGTCCGGACAAAACTACTTTCACTTATTTATCTGCCTCGGACATTTCAGGGTACCCTGTTGGAAAAGACATTCGTAACGACGGACAATTTCAATGTAATGTAGTGAATTCCGTGTTAAATTTAGCAGAGTATGACGATAATGTGAAGGAATCCAAGCAACACGTGTATGATTTTGATACGAGTGACATTAGTTTAAAAATTAATGGTTTAGAAAAATATTATGCGAGCATCCAAGATAAATCAGATAAGTACGATACCGCATATACCTTATTCACAAGTACAGAAGATGACAATGTAAAAACGGGAGACCAACAACTTAAGGATAGTAACGTGGTTCTTTCTCAAGAAAAAACAATTGCGATGATATGGGGTCTTGTTTCTATTTCCATGTTGTTGATTATACTTTTTCGGCCACGATTAAATACAACATAATAGTATGGCAGATAAATTATCGGGATTAAAAAATCAACTATTGAATTTGTTAGAAGAAGAAGAAGTGAATACGAACAAGTACGTAGAAATGTTGACTCCGGCGAGTGATGCGACGGAAGAAGAGATTGAAGAACAACGTGAAAAAATAGCCGCCGTGTATAGCCATCGTAAAAATTTATACGATTTGATTCAAGAAACGATAGACGTTCAAAAGGTAACGTCCAAGTTGGTAGATGACACGTACAAAGATACACGGGATGTCAATGAGGAATTAAATCAATTCTTAACCACAAAAGATGAAATTATAAAACGAATCGGACAAGATACAGAAACAAAACAACAGCTCATTGCCTTCAACATGAACTATGGAAAACAATACAATTCGTACCGATACATTTTCATCGCGCTTGTCATCATCATGGTGTGTTTGTTGGCAGTGTCGTTACTGGCGTACACGCCCATTGCTTTTCTAACCCGACCCTTGACAATCGCAATTTATATTATAGGAGGAGCGTACGTGATTAATTTATTGATTCATTTATTAATGAAATCCAACCTCAACCATGATGAGTACAATTGGTTATTATCGCCGAACAACAAGAACAACAGTAAGGGGGTTCTGCCAACCCTGACAGGTTCATTAGGTGTGAAAACCGGCTTGAAAAGTTTAGCGGCTTGTGTCGGCGAATATTGTTGCGATGAAGGTCAAGGGACTGTATGGAGTGAGGAATCGCAAACCTGTGTAGCAAATTCGGAATAATATTTTCGTCATAGATTACATGACAAATAATACTCAATTGACGTGGATAGAGCAAACGCTGAATTCTCAATTGGCAGAAACCAACGAAGATAAGTTACGTCGTGACGTCCAAACGGCCGCGGATGAGTTAGACCTTGCCCGCGCGGCGGAAGCGGACGCCCCTTTGGCCCGACGAAGGGCCGAGTTGAATTATGGGTTGGCGGTGAACCCGTCTAATCCAGAAGAAGTGTTGCGGACCTACTACGAAACAGAAGCCGGGGTCCTTCAAGATCAGTGGGTGAAAAAGGGAAATGACAAGTTTGGGCCGGCGTCCGATGCCATCCGGTACCTTACTTCCCAACGAACGTACGTCGCGACATCCGTGAGTTCGGACACGTTCAATTCAGAAACCGTAGTGGATCCGAAAAAGGACAACATCAACACCATGTATAGAAAATCAGAATTGTACGCCAAACAAGATGGGATTGTCATGATATGGACGAACATCATGAACGGGATCATCCTATCGTACGCCATTGTCATGGTGTATGATTTACGTTCCAATTTATTATCTCCGATCGTTGGAGGAACCATTGCGCTTACCTTTGCCAGCGTATTCATGTTAGATAAAATCGTTTACGCATTGTACCAAATCCCTGCGTATGTGATTCAATATGTCGGATGGGGAGCGGATAGTATTCATACCACGGCATGGTTGTACGTATATGTTCCGTTGGTTGCTATTTTATTATACATTATTATTTATAATTTAATAGTATGATTCTAGAAAGGGCATTTGATTTTGTCAATGTATCGGTGATTCTTTCTTCCATTTTAATTTTTGTGGGATGGATTACCCAGACACCTTACATTTTTAAAATTTTAAGTTTTGTCGTAAAAATCATGGTCGCCTTCTTTTTAATTATTAAATTTAGTGGAGCATTTAAATCGCTGGACCATATGAGTCAGTTGGATAGAAAAATATGTTTTGTCTCGGGAATGTACCTCATTGTGTTTACTTTAGGAGATTATATACATACCGTGGCGTATAAGTGGCGTCCTTGGGTATTGAATATAATACCGCAAATCCCACAACTAAAATCAGGACAATGACATACTTTTCTTTCCATAATCGTTTCCATTTGGTTGGGGGGGTTTCAAAATGTTTTTGAAACTCTGCATAATGTTGTTCTAAAGAAATGGTAGGTTTATGAAGTCGTTCATTGATTTTATTATGAAAATGGTGCATCCATAAAATAAAATCTTCTCGGGTATCTAAATAAGGCGTGACGGGATGATCCTGAAGCATTTTCGTGTAGACGGCGGCAATGGAAGGGTTCGGTATGAATTCATGAAAATGATGAATCAAGCGATAATGTATTTTTTTTTGAATGGCCGTCGGATGTTTAGGGTAATGAAAAGCAATGGTGTGTAACGTGAACCAATAGTGCGGACCCCATATTGTTGGGTCCATAGTATTTAAATATATAAATTTTATAAATTCATGTTGAAATGTATTAATTGTGGAAATTCCCGTCATATATACAAGAATTGCAAGTCGCCCATTACCAGCAGTGGTGTCATCAACATTAACCACGAGAATAAAATATTGATGATTTGTAGAAAAAAAACATTGGGGTATGTGGATTTTATCAGAGGAAAATATTCCATTTACAATGTAGAACAACTGAAGAATTTGATATTTGAAATGACTTTGAAAGAAAAGGCGGACATTTTATCCAAATCGTTCAATGATTTATGGACGGATTTATGGATATCTCCTTTAGATGGTGGAAATGAGGAAACCATTTCACGAGAAAAATTCACGTGGATTAAACAAGGGAACCCTGAAAAAAATGTGGTGAAATTAGAACAATTGATACAAGAGTGTCCCTCCACATGGGAAGAGCCCGAGTGGGGGTTCCCCAAAGGGCGCCGGAACCCTTATGAAAATGATTTCGTGTGCGCGCTGAGAGAGTATGAAGAAGAGACGGGGTACGACAAGAGAGACCTGATGATGGTAAAAAACATCTTGCCGTACGAAGAAATCTTTACAGGGTCTAATTATAAATCGTACAAGCATAAATATTTCATTGCGAAAAGTAGTCATAGTACACAAAAACAACCCTTTCAGGAATCTGAAGTCAGTGATTTACAATGGTTTACGTTTGAAGAAGCGATTCAAAAAATACGACCTTACAACATAGAAAGAATCAACATCATTCAATTGGTGAAACGTACTTTAACCGATTATATTTTATTATAATATGGATATTCAACAAAGTAAACGATTGTTGAATAAACAAAGCGATACATGGGAGAACTTGTTTCCCAAAGTGACCGACCCTGACCGATTTTACAAAGAGGCCCCTCCTGAATGGTTTGAGGCCTTGTCCCAATTCCTGGCAGAGTCGCGCAAAAGGGACATGAGCGATACTCCTGGGTTAACCACGTTCCTGTTTACGTTCGCTCACATTCCTGGATTTAAGCAACTCCATGACATTGCCTTATCCCTTACCCGAAAAATAGGGAAAACTACCCTGGGGATGTACGTTCAAAAGTTGTCCCTCATGACGCTGGATGCCGACGAGGATTACCCTTCTTTGCAAGATCCCCGGTTTCAACAAAAGTTAACCCGGTACGAAGATTTCAACATTCCTTTTGTCAACCATCATCCGACCACGGCAAAAGAAGTGGAAGAGTTATCTAACCAACTGTGTAACTCTTCTATTGAATTGTCAACGTACCAAACGGTCATTCGTAATTTCTTATCCAATTCTACCCCGTACAACGGTTTGTTGTTGTATCATGGTTTAGGTACTGGAAAAACGTGCTCCGCGATTACGATTGCAGAAGAGCATCGCAAGTTTTTAAAACAAAGCGGTCTCTCCAAAAAAATATACGTGTTGGGGAACAAAAACATCAAGCTTAATTTTAAAAACCAACTTTTCAAGGAGTCGCACTTGAAAAAAAAGAATGGGGAATGGACGTGCTCCAGTTGCGTCGGGAACTCCATACTCACGGAGATGAACCCGACAGGAGCGTCTGCGACGAAAGAGTTTTTGGTTAAAAAAATAGAAGCCACCATCAAAAAATATTATAGATTTATGGGATATTTGGAATTTGCAAGTATGGTGAATAAACATAAAAAAGAGTTGGTTTCATTATTTGAGAACAGCATGATTATTATTGATGAAGTACATAATATTAAAGACGATGCTGAAGGAGCTACCGCGAGCAAGGCGTTGGATACCATTACACGCATGGCAACGACCAAATTGTTACTCTTATCGGCCACGCCCATGTTTAACCAATCTTCCGAAATCATCTGGTTGATAAATTTATTACGACGAAATGATAAACGTGAAACGATGGAAGAATCTCACCTCTTCAAAGATGGCGTGTTGTTGGACGAAGAAGAGTTTGCCGAGTACGTGCGCGGCTACGTTTCGTTTGTCAAAGGTGAAAACCCGTACACGTTCCCGTACCGTATTTACCCGCCCTACTTTGATGACCGAAGCGTCCAATTGCCGACGCTAAGCATACAGGGTGAACCGTTTGAGGCCATTCAATCTAAAGTGTACCCCGTCCAAATGAGTGATTTTCAAAAAGATCAGTATGAAAGTATATTTAACCCTGAAAGCATTGGAGATGAGTTAAACAATTTAACCATGGGAAATTTAGTTTCTTTGTCGGGTGCGTTAAACATGACGTACCCATCCGAAAAAGGGTTGGCCTACATGCAGATGATTGATGGAAGGTACCAGTACTATGAAAGAAAAGAAAGGTGTTTTGACCCCGAACACATTCAAAAGTACAGTGCGAAAATACATTCCATTTGTCAACAAGTTCGGATCTCGGAAGGGATCGTGCTGGTTTACACCAATTTAGTGAAAGAAGGCTTACTTCCTATGGCGCTTGCCCTAGAATCCATGGGGTACCATCGCCACCCATCCCGAAAAAATTTCATGATTAAACCGGCTCCTTTTCAAGGAACGTATTGCGTGCTTACGGGAGATCCACGCATCAGTGATGATGATACTACCCTTGCCCTCTTTAATTCTAATGAAAATAAACATGGAGAAAAAATAAAAATCATCCTCATTACCAAAGC